TTGGTCAGTTTTTATCTGGAGCTGGTTCATCTATCATAGATTCTTTTGGAGAAGTGCTTCCAGATAAAGGAATAATGGGAGTTGTAAAAAACTTAATAAAGAAAGACCCTGTGCTTCCACCTGAAGATAAAGAAAAAGCTTTAGCTTTACTGCATCAAGACACTGTTGAAATGCAAGAGGTAACCAAACGTTGGGCCAGCGATATGCAAAGCGATTCGTGGCTCTCGAAAAACACAAGGCCGCTTACATTAGTATTTCTTACAGTATCAATGGTATTATTAATATTTATAGACTCAACTGGAGCTTCATTCGATGTGGATAGTGGATGGGTTGACTTATTAAAAAGTTTGCTTATAACCGTCTATGTAGCCTACTTCGGTTCAAGGGGAGCAGAAAAATTTAAATCAATTCAAAAGAATGGCTAGACGAGCTATTGCTTACGCATATATTGAAAGACCAAAAAAACGTAGACCCGGGGTGCACGCTAAAACTAAATCTTCAAAAGTAAAATCATCTAAAAATTATCTAAAAAGATACAGAGGTCAAGGCAGATAATTTATTTATATCTTTGTTAATAAAATTTAATACAATGGATATAAGAAAAATTTCAATCGGGGCTGATTATAAATCTAGCTCTATGCACTATATAGTAGGGCAGCCGGTGTTAGGAGGAAGTCATGAAATTCATTTAATAAAAAAAGATTTAGAAGGAATTAGGATTTGGATTAAAAAGGAAGATGAGATTGTTTGTTGGAAAGAGTTTAACAACAACATGCCTTGGGTTATAGAATTTAATATAAATTTTTAATGAAATCTCCTTTTTATTTTATAGTAAAACCAATTAATAATAAAAGGTATAATAATACTAAAAACATAGAAGGAGTTGATTTTGTAACCAGCACTTCTATAGAAAACCATGTTTATTCAAACAGAGAGGCAATAGTAATCTCAACGCCTATAGGATATGATGGTGATATAGAAATAGGAGACACATTATTGGTGCATCATAATGTATTTAAATATTATAACGATATAAAAGGAAGACAAAAAAGCGGAAAGAGTTTTTTTCAAAACGATTTGTTTTTCATAGATAATGATCAGTTTTTTATGTACAAAAAAAACAACAAATGGATTAGTCATGATAGGTATTGTTTTATCGAACCTATACCAAAGGAGGAATCATTCATATCAAAATTAGGATCAGAAGAACCATTAGTTGGTAAAATTAAATACGCTAATAAATACTTAACATCTAAAGGAGTTAAAGAGGGCGATAAAATATCTTTTAAACCTGATAGTGAATATGAATTTACTGTAGATAATCAAAAACTTTACAGAATGTATGATCATCAAATAACTTTAAAAATATGAACTCAGACGAATTAAAAAAACAAATAGTTCAAGCGGGTAGAAGAGCTGTGCAGCAATTAATAAAAGTTGCAAAAGAAGATATTATAAAACCCGATCCAGAAGATGAGCTAGCAGCAGATAGATTAAAAAATGCGGCGGCTACTAAAAAGCTTGCTATATTTGATGCTTTTGAAATATTAAATAAAATTGATGCAGAAGAAGAGAATTTAAAAGACACAGATTTAAAAATTAGTAATCAAGGTTTTGCAGAAAGAAGATCAAAATAAATTATTACACGTAGTAAAGGAGTATATTCCAAAAGCAGTTCTTTCTAAAAAGAATAAAGCTAAAACTTGGTTGTATGGGTATAATGAAAAATATGACTTTGTAAACATTTCTAAAAATGGAGAAGTTGGTGAAATAGTAAATATAAACGGATTAGCCATTGGTATTCCTAAACAGCCAAAGCATATACATAAACGATCAGATAAAAAGCATAATCAATATTGGGAAAGACATGAAGCTCCTGTGGAATTAAACAAAATAAACTCTATATTTCAATGGAATCAAATGTCTCCTACTTTTAAAGCTAAGTGGATAGACTATATAGAAGGTGAGTTTGATAAAAGAGATGAAGGTTATTGGTTTTATAACAACGGTAAACCCACATACATTACAGGCAGTCATTATATGTACTTACAATGGACTAATATAGATGTAGGGTTTCCAGATTTTAGGGAAGCAAATAGAATATTCTTTATTTATTGGGAGGCATGTAAAGCAGATAAAAGATGCTTTGGTATGTCTTATTTAAAAATAAGAAGATCGGGATTTTCTTTTATGGGAGCTTCAGAGTGTGTAAACACGGGAACTCTAGCAAAAGATTCAAGAGTAGGTATATTGTCTAAAACAGGAGCGGATGCTAAAAAACTATTTACAGATAAAGTTGTTCCTATCTCTAGTCGTTTACCATTCTTTTTTAAACCTATTCAAGATGGAATGGACAAACCTAAAACAGAATTAGCTTTTAGAGTCCCTGCTTCAAAAATTACAAAAAAGAATATGCATGAAGTAATGAATGAAGAGTTGGATGGCTTAGATACAACTATTGATTGGAAGAACACAGACGATAACTCTTATGATGGTGAAAAACTATTACTTCTTGTACATGATGAATCAGGTAAATGGATAAAGCCTAATAATATACAAAACAATTGGCGTGTTACCAAAACCTGTTTAAGATTAGGAAGTAAAGTTATTGGAAAATGTATGATGGGATCTACCTCTAACTCTTTAAGTAAAGGTGGAGAAAATTTTAAAAAATTATATGACGATTCAAACATAAGAAATCGAAATGCAAACGGTCAAACAAAATCAGGTTTATATTCTCTTTTTATTCCAATGGAGTGGAACATGGAGGGTTTTATAGACATATACGGTATGCCTGTTTTCAATAAACCTAGTAGTGCAATAAAGGGGGTTGATGGAGAAATGATTACTTACGGTGCAATCGATTATTGGCAGGCAGAAGTTGAGTCATTAAAAAAGGACGCAGATGCTCTTAATGAATTTTACAGACAATTTCCTAGAACAGAATCACACGCTTTTAGAGATGAAAGTAAATCTTCATTATTTAATTTAACTAAAATATATCAACAAATAGATTTTAATGATTCTTTAATCATGGAACATCATGTAACACAAGGTAAGTTTTACTGGAAAGATGGTGTAGTGGATTCTGAGGTAGTTTGGGCACCCGACAGCAGGGGTAGATTTAAAATAAGTTGGAGTCCACCCAAACAATTATCTAATAAAAAAATAAAAAGAAACGGCACTTATTATCCAGCTAATGAACACATTGGAGCTTTTGGTTGTGACTCTTATGATATATCAGGTACAGTAGGAGGACGAGGGTCTAATGGAGCTTTACATGGTTTAACAAAATTTAATATGGAGCATGCTCCAAGTAATGAATTTTTTTTAGAATATGTGGCTAGACCACAAACAGCAGAAATATTTTTTGAAGAAGTATTAATGGCGTGTATATATTATAGTATGCCGATATTAATTGAAAACAACAAACCTAGATTGTTATATCATTTTAAGAATAGAGGTTATAGAGGATTTTGTATGAATCGACCCGATCGTAGATTTAATAAGCTATCAAAAACGGAAAAAGAACTAGGAGGTATACCTAATTCATCTGAAGAGGTAAAACAAGCTCACGCTACAGCTTTAGAATCATACATAGAAAAACAAGTCGGATTAGATTTAGAAGGATCATATAGACCTAGTGATGAAATGGGCACTATGTACTTTACTAGAACGCTAGAAGAATGGGCTAGATTCGATATAAGTAATCGAACTAAGTTTGATGCTACTATTAGTTCAGGATTAGCGGTTATGGCAAATCAAAAGTCAGTATATTTACCAATTCAAAAACAATCAAAAATAAACCTTAACTTTGCAAGATATAATAATAGTGGAACAATAAGTCAGCTTATTAGATGAAAGAAGTTAATATTAACATTCCTTATATAAACTTTCCTGATCAATTTGCATCTGACGAGGATAAAGCTTCTTTAGAATATGGGCTTCAAATCGGTCAAGCAATACAATACGAATGGTTTAGAAAAGACTCTAACGGAGTGCGTTACTATAGTCAGTTTAGAGATTTTAATAGATTAAGGTTATACGCAAGAGGAGAGCAGTCTGTAGCAAAATATAAAAATGAAATTGCTGTTGACGGAGACTTATCTTATTTAAATTTAGATTGGACGCCTGTTCCAATAATTCCCAAGTTTGTAGATATAGTAGTAAACGGTATGGCTGATAGATTGTTTAAAGTAGAGGCTTATGCTCAAGATGCTTTATCTCAACAAAAAAGAAGTAAGTTTCAAGAAGATATACAAGGTCAAATGGAAGTAAAAGAGCCTTTAATGAAAATACAAGAAGGCACAGGTTTTAATCCTTTTACTATGAACCCTGATGATTTACCTGAAAATGATGAAGAGCTTTCTTTATATATGAATTTAAATTACAAACCTGCAATAGAAATTGCGGAAGAAACTGCTATTAATACTATATTTGATGAAAACCATTATGACGATATAAGAAAAAGAGTAGATTATGATATAATGACAATTGGAATAGGAATAGCTAAACACCAGTTTTTACCTGGCGCAGGAGTAGAAATATCTTATGTAGACCCTGCTAATGTAGTTTATAGTTATACAGAAGATCCATATTTTAAAGATTGTTTTTATTGGGGAGAGATTAAAACTGTTCCTATAGCTGAATTAGTTAAAATAGATCCCACTCTCACTAATGATGATTTAGAAAAAATATCACAGTACAGTCAAAGCTGGTATGATTATTATAATACAGCACAGTTTTATGAAAATGATATATTCTATAGAGACTCTTGTACTTTAATGTATTTTAATTATAAAACCACTCAAACTGTAGTTTACAAAAAGAAAAACTTAGAAAACGGAAACTCTCGGGTTATAGAAAAAGACGACACTTTTAATCCACCTGAAGAAATGATGGAGGAGGGTAACTTTGAAAAAATAGAAAAAAAGATTGACGTTTGGTATGAGGGTATTATGGTTATGGGAACAAACATAATATTAAAATGGGAAATGGCTAAGAATATGGTAAGGCCAAAGTCTGCATCCCAACATGCTTTACCAAATTATGTAGCTGTTGCGCCAAGAATGTACAAAGGTGTAATCGAGTCTTTAGTTAGGAGAATGATTCCTTATGCTGATTTAATTCAAATAACACATTTAAAACTTCAACAAGTTATCGCAAGAACAGTTCCGGATGGTGTATATATTGATGCCGATGGATTAAACGAAGTAGACTTAGGAACTGGAGCAGCTTATAATCCTGAAGATGCATTAAGATTATATTTTCAAACAGGTTCTGTAATTGGTAGGAGTTATACTCAAGAAGGAGATTTTAATCAAGCTAAAGTACCTATACAACAGCTTACAAGCAATTCAGGAGCTTCTAAGACACAAATGCTTATAGGCAACCTCAACCATTACTTAGACATGATTCGAGCTGTAACAGGCTTAAATGAAGCGAGAGATGCATCTACACCTAATCCTGACGCATTAGTAGGAGTTCAAAAATTAGCCGCATTAAATTCTAACACGGCTACTAGACATATATTAGATGGAAGTCTTTATATATATAGATCTTTAGCAGAAGCGCTTACTTATAGAGTCGCTGATGTGTTAGAGTATGCGGACTTTAAAGAAGAGTTTGTAAATCAAATTGGAAAATATAATACATCTATATTAAAAGAGATTAATGAGCTTTACATATATGACTTTGGGGTGTTTATTGAAATAAGCCCAGATGAAGAGCAAAAGGCTATGCTGGAGCAAAATATACAAATGGCTTTATCTAAACAAGATATTAGTTTAGAAGATGCAATTGACATTAGGGAGATAAAAAACATAAAGCTAGCAAATCAATTACTTAAAGTTAAAAGAAAAGCCAAGGAAGAAAAAGATAAACAGAAAGATTTAACAAAGCAAGCAATGGTTGCAAAGCAACAACTTAACTCTCAACAAATAGCTGCGCAGCTGGCTATTTCTAAAATAAATGCTGAATCAGAAGCTAAAATGAAATACAGGCAAGCTGATATTGCTTTTGAAATAGAACGTCAAAAAGCTGAAGCTCAACTCAAATCACAATTAATGGAGCAAGAATTTCAGTACAACTTACAGCTTCAAGGTATGACTCAAGCACAGCTTACTAAAAGAGAAGATAATAAAGAAGAAGCTAAAAGCAAAAGAATAAGCCAGCAAAACACTCAACAGTCAGAGTTAATAAATCAAAGAAAAAACAACTTACCTCCTAAAAACTTTGAATCTAATGAGGATACATTAGATGGATTTGATTTAGCTGAGTTTTCACCTAGATAATTCGTGTTTAAATTTTCTGTAAATTTGTATAAAATTTAATACAATGGAAATCAAAGTAAGAGACATGACTGAAGTGGAAGCTAAGTCAAAACAAGAAATTGAGCAAGAGTTGCTTAACAAACATGAAGAGCAACAAAAAACCGCTGAAACAATTGAAGAAGTTCAAGATACAGCGGAGCCTGTAGAAACAGAGGAAGTTAAAACAGAAGATGTACAAGATGTACAAGAAGAAAAAAAAGAAGAAATAGTTGATCAACCAGTGGAGGAGGAAATACCATCCGCCACACCTATTGATGATCAATCCGTTCTTTCATATATTGAAGAAAGATATGGTAAGCAGATATCAACGATAGATGAGCTTTTAGAAATAAAAGAAAAAGAGCCCAATCTACCAGAGGATGTACAATCATATCTTAAATATAAACAAGAAACTGGAAGAGGAATAAACGACTATGCAAAGTTGCAAACTGATTATTCCGATTATTCTCCAGACTCTTTGTTACGCGAGTATTTTACTATTACAGAGGAAGGCCTCGATGCAGAGGACATAGATTCTATGATGGAAGAATTTGATTATGACGCTGAAGTTGATGATGCGAGTCAAATAAAAAAACTCAAAATAGCAAAGAAAAAAGCTATTGCTAAAGCTAAAAAGTTTTTCAAAGAACAACAGCAATTATACAAACAGCCTCTTGAGTCAAGAGAAAGTTCTGCCGAAGTTACACAAGAACTCCAAGAGTATAGGCAATATTTAGATAAATCTAAAAGTGTAGAGCAATTAAACTTGCAAAAACAAAAATGGTTTACTCAAAAAACCGATGAGGTTTTAAACGACAAATTTAAAGGTTTTAAGTTTGACGTGGGTGATCAAGAATTAGTTTATGCACCAAATAATTATTCTGATTTAAAAAAGAATCAATCAACTCCATTGAATTTTGTAAATAAATTTATTGACGAGAAAGGGTTTTTAAAAGATGCAGAAAATTATCACAGAGGTTTATCTATGGCTATGAATCCAGATCAATTTGCTCGATTTTTTTATGAGCAAGGAAAAGCACAAGCCACTGAAGATGTTATGAAAAAAACTAAAAATATAGATATGAATACTCGTAACTCTTCCGAAGCAAAAACTGTGTCACAATCTGGACTTAGAGTCAAGTCAGTTTCTCAGCCTTCAAGCAAGGGACTGAAAATTAGAAGTATAAAAAAAGTTTAATTAATAAAAAAGTAAAATTATGCCAGGAAGTGTATTGACAACGCCAGGTTTTGCGTTGACACCGAGTTCAGAAAGAACTCCAACATCCGAAAATTACATTGTAGATTTCAACTTTTTAAATCAGTATCTACCTGATACTTATGAAAAAGAGTTTGAAAGATACGGTAATAGAACTATCTCTTCATTCTTAAGAATGGTAGGGGCAGAAATGCCGACAAATTCTGACTTAATTAAATGGGCAGAACAAGGTAGATTACACACGAAATATACAAACGTGGGAACTGCGGCAGCACAAGCTGCTGACCAAGCAGTATTTCAAGTAAATGACACGCTAGATCCAACTAACGCGGAGCAAGTTATTAGAATAGGGCAAACAATTGCAGTTGTTCAAAATGATGGCTCAGGTATTAACAAAGCGGTAGTAAGTGCAGTTAACAACGCCGGTGGTGGTAGAGGCCAGTTTACAGCTGACTTTTACGAAGCAGGTGGTTTAGTAACTGCAGGAACTGGAGCAGGTAACGCAGATGTTACAGTATTCATTTACGGATCTGAATTTAAAAAAGGAACAGCTGGAATGGTTGGTTCGTTAGAAGCTAATGACTTTATATTTGACAATAAGCCTATTATCATCAAAGATACTTACACAGTATCTGGTTCTGATATGGCTCAAATAGGTTGGGTAGAAGTAACTACTGAAGACGGAGCGACAGGCTACCTTTGGTATTTAAAATCAGAGCATGAAACTAGATTAAGATTTGATGATTATTTAGAAACAGCAATGATTGAAGCTGTACCAGCTGAGCAAAACTCAGGTGCTGCTGCCATTCTTGGTAGCTCTGGTGGTGCTGCAAACCCAGGTGCTGGTTCTGACGGAGTATTTTACTCTGTATCTCAAAGAGGAAACATCTGGGATGGTGGTAACCCAACTACCCTTGCAGATTTTGATTCAATCATTAGCAGATTAGACAAGCAAGGAGCAATCGAGGAAAACGTATTATTTGTAGACAGACAGTTTGCATTTGATATTGACGATATGCTAGCTGCTCAAAACGCTTATGGCGCAGGTGGTACATCTTACGGTCTATTTGACAATGATGAAGAAATGGCATTAAACTTAGGTTTTTCAGGTTTTAGAAGAGGTTACGACTTCTATAAAACAGACTGGAAATACTTAAATGATCCAACAATGAGAGGTGGTTTACCAAGTGGTGCAAGTTCGGGTAAAATAAACGGACTATTAGTACCAGCTGGTTCAACTAGTGTATATGACCAAATTCTTGGTAAGAACGCTAAAAGACCTTTCCTACATGTTAGATATAGAGCTTCAGAAACTGAAGACAGACGTTACAAAACTTGGATTACTGGTTCAGCTGGTGGTGCAAGAACAAGTGATATTGATAACATGCAAGTAAACTTCTTATCTGAGAGAGCTGTTTGTGTTTTAGGTGCAAACAACTTCTTCTTATTTACAAGTTAATACTTAATTACAAGGGGTACAGAAATGTGCCCCTTTTTTAATAAAATTTAAATTTAATAAAATGAAAAAAAATAAAACAACCAGTGCGGAGACAATTACAGTAAAGACTCCCAAAAAAAATACTGTAAAGTTTGTTAATAAAACATACAGACTAAAAAAAGACACACCCCCTTTATCTTTAATATTAGCTTCAAGACACACTCAAAGGTTTCCTTTGATGCATTTTGATGAAGAAACAGGACAAAACAGACCACTAAGATATGCAAGAAATCAAAAGTCTCCTTTTTTAGATGAACAAGATGATAACGCAATTTTAGAACCTGTTGTTTTTGAAGACGGTTTTTTAAGCGTACCTAAAGAAAATCAAGTGCTTCAACAATTTTTATTTTACCATCCCGGAAATGGAAAAATATTTGAGGAAATAAATAAAGCAAAAGAAGCTGAAGAGTTAGTTCATGATTTAAATTTAGAAGTAGATGCTTTAATAGAAGCAAGACAACTATCAGTGGATCAAGTAGAAAACGTTTCAAGAGTATTGTTTCAAAAAGATGTAACTAAAGTATCTACATCAGAGCTGCGAAGAGATTTATTAATTTTTGCAAAACAAGAGCCAGAGGGTTTTATGAGGCTTTTAAAAGATCCTGCTCTAAAAATGAATGCTATGATTCAAAACTTATTTGATAAAAATTTATTACAATTAAGAAACAATAAAAAAGAAGTATGGTTTAATACACCATCAAATAAGAAAAAAATGCTTAACGTTCCCTATGGAGAAGACCACGTTTACATGGTGGCTTCTTTCTTTGAATCGGACGATGGCATAGAGTCATACAAGCATCTAAATGGCTTATTAAAAAATGCTTAACTTTGTACTTTGTTTAACGCATAAATTTTTTAACGATGCCAAAATATATAACATTAGATACAGCAAGTGACGGTAATGTACACATTAACACAGACCAAATTCTTTACGTAGAGACTGCAAGTTCTACTGCGGGAGATATTTTTCTAGCTAATGGTACGCACAAATTAACGGTTACTGGAACTGGACTGACTTCGGGATTTGGTGAGAATGTAAACGCAGCACTAAAAACAGCTGCTGAAACTTCTTGGACAAATGCAACAGTGCCAGTATCGAAAGATGGTGGACTAGTATTTACTAGTATTGCTATAGGAACAATATAATCCTTCCTTTACTATCGACAGCGAGAAAGCACTCAAATCCTGGGTGCTTTTTTATTTTGTTTATCTTTGTAAAAACATTCTCAAATGATAAATTCTGTAAGAAATACTGTTTTAGCCATTATAAATAAAAACAATTATGGGTATATTTCTCCTAATGATTTTAACTTGTTTGCAAAACAAGCACAGTTAGATTTATTTGATGAGTATTTTTATAATTATAATGAGCAAGTTAATGAAGAAAACGCTAGGCTATCGGGAACAGGATACGCAAATTTAAAACTGGGATATGAAGAAGTTATTGATACGTTTTCTGTTACATCATTTTTAACTCAAAAAACATTAAGTACTAGCACTTATTTTCTTCCTTCAGTCTCTACGACAGGTTCTGATTATTATTTACTTAATAAAGTGTTGTGTTATTCAGCTGGCAATTTGTTGGGTCAAGCAGAAAAGGTTACACATAATAAAATTACATTACTTAACAATTCTTTACTTACAGCACCAAACACTTCTTTTCCTGCTTATATTCAAGAAGGAGATTCAATTACAATATTTCCTACAACCATAAATAGTGGATCAGATGTTCAAGCTCAATATATAAGATATCCTAAAGATCCTAAATGGACATACATAACACTCTATAACGGTGAACCAATGTTTGATCAAACTGCAGCTGATTATCAAGACTTTGAATTACCTGTTGATGATTCAAACGATTTAGTAGCTAAAATATTACAATACGCAGGTGTTTCTATTAGAGAGGCTGATGTGGTGCAGTTTGGATTGCAAGATGAACAACAACTAGATAACCAAAAATAATTATGGCATATATAAATCAAAAAAAATATTATACAAATGATGGAGTAAATCCTACAAACAATAATTGGGGTTCATATCAATATATCTCTTTACTTGATATTGTAAAAAATTTTCAATTAATGTATGAGGGCAATCATCATTTAATAAATAATGTAAACAGGTATAAAATATTGTTTCATGCAAAAAGAGGAATTCAAGAACTGAACTACGACGCTTTTAAAGAAATTAAATCTTTACAACTTACTGTCTATGATGATTTAAAATTTGTATTACCTTCGGATTACGTTAACTGGGTAAAACTATCTTTATTCAAAGATAATGTAGTAAGAGATTTGGTGGAAAACATACAAGTTCAGTCTGCAATTCAATATATACAAAGCGGTAGTTCTACCTTTACATACGACTCAAGTAATAACGTTAATACAGAAACTTCTGCAATAGATTCTGCAAGAGTTAATGGAACATTACAAAGTATTTATTTGTCAGACGATAATAATGATGAAATATCAAATCCCCAATCTCTTGATTTTGACGATGATATATATGAAAGAGGAATTGGTGCTAGATATGGACTAAACACAGAGACAGCTAATTTTAATCCTACTTTTACTATAGATAAAAAAGCAGGTGTTATTAATTTTGATTCAACAATGAAAAATGAAAGTTGTATACTCCAATATATCTCCGATGGTATGGAAAATGGAGATGATACAAGTGTTACTGTTAATAAATTGTTTGAAGAGTACATATACGCATATATTAAATATGCCTTATTAAATAATAAATTTGGAGTTCAAGAATATATTGTAAATAGAGCCAAAAAGGATAAGCAAGCTTTGTTGAGAAATGCAAAAATTAGACTTAGTAACATTCATCCAAGTAGACTTTTAATGAGCTTAAGAGGTGAAAATAAGTGGATAAAATAAAATGGCAAACGTTCAAAGAAATTTTATAGCAGGCCGTATGAATAAAAGCCTTGATGAAAGGCTTGTTCCAAATGGAGAGTATACAGATGCTTTGAACGTAAGATTAGGGTCAACTGAATTATCAGAGGTTGGCTCTGTTGAAAACTCTAAAGGTAATACAAAACTTACAGATTTAGTATACATAAACGGAGTGCCATTAAGTAGTTCTGCAAAATGTATTGGTGCATTTGACGACAGTGCGAGAGCTATCATTTATTGGTTTATACATGACCCATCTTTTACTTTAGGATCAACTGGAAAATTAGACATGATTGTTTCTTTCAACGTAGAAACAGGAGGGTTGATTTATCATATTATAAGTATAGATAATGGTCTAGGTCAAAATACCACCTTAAATTTTAATCCAGAGTTTTTAATTACAGGTATAAATATAATAGATGAATTATTGTTTTTTACGGATAACACCAATCCACCTAGAGTTATAAATATAAATCGTAATTACAGCAATCCTGTAAACAATATAGATCAATTTGATTCACGAGAGATATTAGTTGTAAAAGGACCGCCATTGTCAGCTCCCACAGTACAGCTGATAAAATCAAATAATGATGATACATATTTAACGGATAATTTTGTTTGTTTTGCTTATAGATACCGATATAGTAATTCAGAATTTTCTGCAACATCACAATTTAGTCAACCGGCATTTTTACCCTCGGCATTTAAATTTTCTCCTTCATCATTTTCTAATGATGGTATGTTAAATGAATTTAATGCGTGTACTGTAACTTTTGATTCGGGTAGTTCTTTAGTAAAAGGAATTGATATTTTATTTAAAGAAGCAAATGATCCGACAATAAAAGTAGTACAAAGAATAGATAAAGAGGAGGATTCTATGCCAAACAACAATCCAAATCAACAAATAACTTTTGATGCTTCAAAAATATTTTCTATTCTGCCAGAATCAGAAATATTAAGATTATATGACAACGTACCTACATTAGCTAAGGCGCAAACTCTAATGGCAAATAGACTTGTTTATGGTAACTATGTAGAAGGATATGATTTAGTAGATACTTTTAATTTAAAAACAAGATTAGATTTTTCAGCATCAGGAGTTAGCACAGGTTTAGGAGAAAACACTGTCCCGACATCATTAGAAAGCTCTAGTTTTACAGCATTTAGTCATTCTTTATCTGTAAGTGAAAGTAAGTTAGTAATGGATTTTACAGGTATTACTGGCGATTTAATTGTAGGTTCTCAAATTACTTTAGACTTTACTTTTGAGCATGCAGCTTGGAATGGAAGTTCTTTACCAAATGAAACCACGCCAGCAACTTCAGTTGGATTTACTTATATTTTAACTCAAGACTTTACGGCTGATCCTGATCCATTAACATCATTAATTACGTCTGCTGATTTCATAGCTAAATTTGGAACAACAACAGCAACAATACAAACAGTGGCAAATGCTCAAGCAGGCACGGGTGTTACTTTAACAGATAAATTTAATAATGCTTTAGAGGCACAGCTTGGGAGCACATCTCCTCAGTATGACGTAAACCAAACAGGTATAACTAGCTCTACGCCAGCGTTGCCTAGTGCAGGAGAAGGAATTAAAATAGAAAAGGGCTCAGGTGATACTTTAACAATGCAAATTTTAGCCGCAGAGTATAAAGAAAATGGAGGATCAAATTTAATAGTAGAATATTTTAAAATAAAAAGAGCTAATGTATCGCTTCAAAGAGTTTCAAACACCGCTAGTTTACATAGTAATAGAGGTTACGAGATAGGTATTATTTATATGGATTCATTTAATAGAGCCACTACAGCTTTAGTAAGTGATTTTAATACAGTAAACTTTCCTTGCTCTACTTCATCAACAAAGAACTCAATCAACAT